CAATACGGCCTCCATTAAGAGCTTTGTAAAAGTTTTTTGGAACTGATAACCCTACTAATGTAATGGCAGGTTTATAAGTAACCCTGTTCATAACCTTTTCTTTGTATTCTTCTTGCACATTCATAAGCGAATAGTTATCTGGTCTTAACGTGCCGTGGCATCTGCCCCAAGATTCCATCAAAGTTTGAATACCGTCCTCTCTGTTGCTATTGCCGGATTGGCTAATGTTTTCTAATCTTTTACCAAACTCATCCATAATAGTTATTTGTGTTGGTCGCATTTTTAAAACTGAATGAACTGCACCAGATGATGTATAACCATCCCCGACCACTAACTTGTCGTGGAGTGATTCACCTAATACAGATTCTACAAAGGTTTTAATGTTCTCCTTACCCTGTCCGGATTTAGCAATACACATAAAATAAAGTGAAGAAAAGTTATTCATCTCAGTCTTATATAATCTGCCACACGTAACACTAGCTAGAGCTAAGGCCGCAACTATAGATAGTTCTGGTTGTGATATTTGCGCTATATCTTCACAAAAGTCATACATGTCTTTGAGCAGTCCTGGTGGATTAAATAGATCTTTTGGCGGTTTTACATCTTCTTTGGTTTGCACGAACAAAGGTGCAATCTGATTTTTTCTATCGTGTGTTTTTTTGACATTATCTACAACACTATCTACTTCTGCTTGAGGTAAGGGTGGATTGTTATTAAGGTTCCAGCTTTGGAGGAAAGTTTTACAAAACTCTATATTGACATCTTTGGATATAAGGTAACCTGCTATTCTTGCGGCACCATCATTACGTGATCCTTCTTTGACACCCTCCAAAGCAAAAGGTGCGGTTCTAGCAGTTGAATCAACTTTGGGTACACCTGTAATCTTTTCAAACTCTACAGATGTAAAGTCTGGTAAATCGTTATGATCAAATACATCCCAACCATCTAATCTAAGCGGTTGATATAACTGCCCGTTAGCGTGTCTGTTGTACGCTGCAATAATAAGACCACCTTCGCCTCTTATATCAATTAAACGCTCTATGGGGGTCTCGTTTGTTCGTCTGGTGGCAAAAGTTGTATATGCTTGAGGGTTATTATAATAATAATGCATGCCCTTTCCGGTTCTTACTTTAAATGGACATGTCGGTAGATTGTTCTCTACCCAGTCCATAGCTTCTGGTGAGTCAGCGTCAACTACGACAAATTTACCGCAGACTAATGCAACAACTAGATTGTCTCTGCCAGTAAACCACTGCTCAACAGTTTTTCTGTCTGGCCTAGAAGTTTTGTACTGCTCCCAGCCTTTAAGAAAGCTTGGCGGTTTTTTGTTTGATCTTTGTAATGGGACAACGTTATAGCCCTCGTCATAATAGGCAAGCGCTATATCTAAGGCTGACTCATCCTCAGACAGATTAAGATTAAACATCTTACTCTTCTACTTTTACAATATCGTCAACTGAACCGTAGAAAGATTCAAAATTTAATCTGCCCTCCGTAGCTTTTATGATTTCTTTTGCCTGTCTGATTGACGGCTGTCTATTACCATAACGCCAGGATCTCACAGTATGAATGGATACATCCCAATCTTCTGCCGCCTTACGATCTCCTAAAAAACTTATATAGTCTATAAAAGAATACTCTTTTACTTTTTTGTCTTTATATTTTGGTTTTACACCCATACTTTCTAACCCCTTTAATTGTTGTATAGCTAGGGCTCTTTGGCGGTGGTAGTTTGCCAACCACACCCTATTGTTATCTTGTTGTTGCATTTTTTACTCTCCTTAAAAAAAATGATTTACACATGGTATCAATATGATATATACTTTTCAAGTTATAAATTTTAAGAAGAGAGGTTAATATGGAAAATGATATAACAAGCAGGATCGTTTCTCCTGAAAATGCTGTTCAAGATCAAGGTGCAAAAATCCTTGTATATGGAATGGCAGGAGCAGGGAAAACGTATTTATCACAAACAGCACCAGGTAAGGTGTTGGTCATAAGTGCTGAAGCTGGTTTGCTTTCTATTAGAGATGCAAAGAACGTGGAAGCTATTGAAGTGAAAAACGCAGCTGAGGTTGTAGAGGTTTATGAAGCTCTACGATCTGGTAGGTTGCAATATGATACAGTTTGCTTAGACTCTATTTCAGAGATAAGTGAATTGTTGTTACAGGCTGAAAAGGCCAAGCACAAAGACGCTCGTAAGGCTTATGGAGAAGTCCAGGAGTCGGTAACGAATGTTATGAGAGCGTTTCGTGATTTACAAATGCATGTTATGTTTATTTGTAAAGAAGATAAAGTAAATAATGATGGTACTTTTGAACAAGCACCTAAAATGGTTGGGACCAAGTTGGGACAATCTATTACTTACTTTTTTGATGAGGTATTGGCGTTGCGAGTTATTGAGGATACAGATGCAGAAGGAAATCCGGTTCAAGCACGTTGGTTACAAACTAGAATTGGTCAGGGTTATGTGGCCAAAGATAGAAGTGGTAAGTTAGAGGCTTTTGAAGAACCTAACCTTACTAAATTAATAGAGAAACTTGGTTTTGCTACAATACAAAATCAAACTCAAAACGTACAGGAGGTACAAGTATAATGTCAGATTTTGCAGACATCACATATAGCGAATCAGAATCGCAACCAAAACCAGAGGTAGCACCCTCTGGTAAATATCAAGCTAAAATTATTGCTGCTGAGAAATATCAAGCAAAAAGTGGTAATTGGACGCTACGCATGACTTTTCAAATTGATGGTGGAAACTACCGTGATCATAATGAATGGTTTAGTCTTTGGAGTGCTAATGAGCAAGCTAAAGATATTGCCGCTGAAATATTTACCAGAGTAGGTAAGGCTGTTGGTTTTGTTAAAGAGCCACCACAAAATGCTTCAGACTTTGTTGGCAAAACATTAACTATGCGTCTCAAGAAAGTTGAAGAAACTTGGCAAGATGACGAAGGTAATGAGCAGGTTGCTGAAAAGAATAAAGTATTACTATACTTACCACCGTCTGATGACGGTATGCAAGTACCACCCTCAGCTGTTCCACAGCTATAAAAAAAGGGGCGCAAGCCCCTTCTTTTTTTCCAAACCAATAAACTAAAACTTAGGCGTGTGTATTGCCTTTAATGTCTTAAGCTTATCAGCCGGTATATTTCTTAGATGTTCTGGGACGTGATCCTGGCACTTATGTGTAAGGACCTCATCCAACCTTATCATCTGGTTACACTTTTCACATTTAGCTTTTGCAATCATAACTCCTCCAGGTGCTTGATACACTGTTTAAGATACCATATAGCTTTGTTTAAGTCCTCTATATTTGCATCTTTGTGATCTTCACGCCAAATATACTTTAGTGCTGATGCCTTACAGAAACCTTTGAACTCTTCTCTTGAGCACATAGATTTAACGGCCTCAATAAATTGTATGTCGCCTTTATTGTAATGTGGCGGGTGATTTACCATATCTGTCATTATTCACTCCTTTGTCTAATAATTCTTTGTACCGCTAACTCTGCAAACTCTTGTTTCTTCTTCTCACTAGTTTTTGGAAAGTACCTACTTATCTTTTTATACTCAGCTTCATATAAAGCTTCTAAATTGGCTTCATTTTGATGATTGCTCATTCTTCCTCACATTTTTTAACTGAGGGATTATTAATTACAGACATTTTTTGTAGTTTTTCATTAGCTCTTTGAAAACAAGCCAAAGGTATGCATGTAGCAACCAACATAGTCCAATCTTTTTGTTCTATTAAATCTGTAATATAAGTTTCATTTAAAGTTTCATAATGAAACATACCGTCAGACAATTCTGCTAATGCATCATTAAATAATTCAATTTCATTTCTATTCATTCTTCCTCCTGGTTTGATTGTCTTTCAAACATTTTATCTGATTGTTTTTGTAGAGATCTTTCTACGTACTTATCAATTAATTTACGCAACCAATTAATCACTTAGATTGACCTCAACCACACTTGGCGAGTTATAAACAGTAGGCTGTTGTTTCCCCATAGCAACAGCGGAATACTCGCCAAGCGTGTGTTCTAGTTGAAGCCACCCTCTATCCATATCCTCTTGGCTCATTTTAAATATCTTTGAAGCGTAGGGTGCTTTTTTCTCTTGTGCTACAAAAATAAAGTCTTGGACCGTAAATCCAGCTTTCTCAAAACCACGCTTGTAAAAAGCAGCTTGTAGGTCATATTGAAATTTTCTAATAGAGCTTGTAAACCCTCTAACAGAACAATCAGCCGTAGTTTTATAATCTACAACAACGATTGCGTTATCTGCATACGGTTTGACAACAGGGTATCTAAGCACATCACCTTTGAGTTTGAGTAAAGTATCTTTTTCATACCAATACAAAGCATTCTCATAAGGTGTATCAAACGCACCAGGAAATTCTCCAGCATCTGCATTTAGATAAACCTTACCTTCTTCAAGTAAAGCGTCATTCATAGCATAGATCTTATCTCTATCGTCTTGCTTAATAACGGTAAGGCCTCTAGCTTCATATTCCTTTTTAAGTTCTTTGTTAGATGCGGTATAAGGTGATCCGGTAAGGACAGCTACTTCGTTGTTAAAGGCATCTTCACCCTCTACGATTAATGAATGGGCGGCTGAGCCAAACACCATAGCTGGAGTTTGCTCAACCACCTCTTGCATAGCATGTAGTTGACTCTGTTTAAATCTTCTAATAGTAGAAGAGGAAATCCCAGCGCTTTGGTGATACACTTGATTTTCCATACCAGGAAAATAGTAAGTATCGCCAATAACTATATGCTTATGACTTTGTAGTGATTCTGGTAAATTATTCATTATTAGCCTCGCTTCTTTCTTTCATGTAGTTTTCTATTGCTTCATGAATAACTTTAATACCTTCTTCTTCGCTTGGTGCGAGATCAACGGCCATTCTGGTAAAAAACTGTATGCCGACATATACAACATGAGGTATATCTAATGACTTTGCTGCAAGTCCGGTTATTGATAGCAATCCGTCGCCGTAAAGATCATGCATAATTTCTTGTTCTTGCTTATCCATCACACATTCTCCAAACTTTGTTTCAGTTCGGTAATACGACCTTCTATTTCATTTAACCCAGCTTTGATATTAAAGAGTTCGTAGTTAATTTTGTCGTTCTCTAACGCAAACTCAGGGTTAATTGGTTGGGTTATAACTGCGGTAATCGCCGCATCTATTACACTTTTAGTATCTTTTGACATAATATTTCTCCAAAATATTTACTATCAATATACACTATATTTGCAAAATGTAAATACATTATGTAATATCAAGTAAATAAATTATATTGTGGAGGAAAAATGAGTAAGGTAAATAACTTGCGTATGGATAAAAGAGATGCTTTTGATTGTGCTTATGATGACCTAGTTATGGGTGATTCCAAAGATTTAGTGCAATCTTATATTAAGCATCATAAAAAAATAACTGGTAGTGTACCGTTTGATGCTAAAGCTGAAGTTAAGAACTTTAAGTATGAGGATGTGGTACAAGATGAGCCAGATTTTTATCATTATGATAGTTGGGGACGGCCCTTATGAAGTGCTGGTCTTGTCAAACAAAGTTAATCTGGGGTGGAGATCATTCTGGAGAGGATTACGGTAATGAGGATTATCATATTGTAAGTAATTTATCATGTCCCGAGTGCGAAGCTTTAGTGCTTGTTTATCATCAAAAAGTTGATACAGAAGCAAAGGTTTGATTATTGTCAATTAATGTCATAGTTTTAATGACGCTAGAAAACCGCATAAGAATAGGGTTTTGACGATTATTTCATTTTTGTCATTTTTGTCATAGGGTTTTAATAAATCTTACTCTTTTTTAAATAAAACTCTTGACACTCTTATATCTTATAATCTATCCTCTAAAAACACTTTAGGGTAAAGTGGGGGTAAGTAGTATTAATATATAGATACTAAAAAAGAAACCTCAAACTCTAATGCTATATGGGACAGAAGAAACATAAACTAGAATACGCACCTGTAATCGAAGATACTGATGATGTA